TGTTCCTTTTTCGTTATACACATAATATTCTGCAATAGCATTTATTACTGGTGCACCTGTCTTTGGGTCTTTTGATTTTTTGATTTCTCGTACTTTACGAATCTTACGAGGATCAATAAATCTTAACTCTTTAATACCTTGTTTTGGATTTTTCTCATCTATTACAACATGATAATATATTCTTCCGTCAATATACCATCTCTTAAATAAATCATCACCGAGATTATTGAAGTTTAACATACTTAATATGCCGTCAAATTCTTCTCTAATTCTCTTTTTAATTGTTTCAGGTTGTTTTAGATTATCTAAATTAATATCTAAAATTTTACCTGCCTCGTCATGTGTAATTGATTCGTTGACAATATCATCAACAGCTTGTTCTAGCTCTGGGTGATTTGCCATCTCTCTATAACGAGTGATTAATTCTATTTCATTTCTTACAGAACCTTCTAAATCAATATAAGTTCCATAATATGCATTTTGCGTTACCGTTACGGCACCGTCATCCATTGTCTCCGTAGGAAGTGCAAAAGATGGTTGCTCAGGTTTTTGCACCTGAGCCACATCTTTTTTACCTAAAGTGAATCCGAAAAGTTTTATAGCCATAAATCTATCATCCTAATAAAAGGAGAAGAATTACCTTCTCCGTTACACAACACCATCAGCTACCGATTCCCACCATTGGTAGGATAAAGAAACTGAAAACTCCTCAATAACATCATTTGAAGCCCAATCTACATCAATAGGTGTCAAGTCAGTCGGGAACATACCAATAAAGTTATATCTCTTTATGTTATCTCCGCCTTTTGCAAACTGTGTTACTTGAGCATCTACTGTATATCCGCCTGGAGCAAGAGCAGCTGGGTTTCTAACATTTAAACTATGACTGTTCAGACCATTCATCCATCTTTCAAAAGCATTTCTTACTACGAAATCTTCATCATTGATGACTGTAATTGTCCAATCAGCAAATACTCTGTTACCAGCAAATTTTAATTCACGACCAAAATATTGAACAGGAACTACACCGACTGTTGAGCCAGGTAGTTGCGCTGTTCGGCACATGAATGTTGTTTTTCTCTGTGCATCTCCAGGATCAGAAAAAGTAGGAAAAGGCATAGTTACTTCAAACAGATTGGGACGAGCACCGTCTCCAACCATTTGACTTCTAAACTCGTTTACATTAAATGCCATTTTTATTTTCTCCTGTTATACTTTTATTTATTAGAACTTTCCAACAACTTCGTCAAAACTTACTCCTGTTCTTACTGCAACAAAGTTAAGTTGAATAAAGTTAATTGAACGAGCAGGTTTGATGTAGATATCACCAACAAATCGGTTAGAATCTATGACCTGACCTGTATTGTTAGTTTCATCACAAACAACTCTAAAGTCTGTGATACCTCTACGACCTTGAATATCTCTTAAGTATGGTTCAACAAGTGAAACAAACTGACTTCTTGTGAACACATCATTGAATTCAAAGAGTGAGAATCTAGCTGCTCTTGCGATTGCTTTCTCTAATATGATAAACAATCTTCTAACATTGATTCTATCAAAAGCACTTGGTTTACTTTGCATTGTTTTATCTCCAAACAATACAATACCGTCTCCAGCAAATGTTACAATCGGATTTACACCATTTTTGTAAAGTGTATCTCTATTTGTTTTTGTTGGATTCCAAGCAAGTTTAATTGTATTCTTTAGAATACCACGATTTAAACCACCTGGTGAGAACCAAGGATCTCTTTCTTGGTCTGTTCTGGCACATAGTCCTGCAACATCTCCGTTACAAGGTACCCATCTGTAAACATCATTGTATTTGTCGTATTGATATTTCCAGTTTCCGTCTATTACTGCATAAGAAGATGATGTTAAAGTATCTCTATATGCAACAACATCTGTAGCTTCTGAACCTGCGTTGTCTACACAGTCAGCTTTTTCTGGTGATAAGAATACAACACAATCTTTTCTTGTTCCTGCCTGTGAAATCAAGTCAGTAGCTATTGTTGCATCAGCTGGGCCTGAAATCATTAAGTTAACATCTACTGAATCAGCATTGTCAAACTCATCATAAGCAGTAATTACATTACCTGTTGTAACTGTACCGTCTGCACCATTTACAAGTGAAAGTGTAGAGTTAGCAGCCATTAATGTAAAGTCTTTATTTGTAGCTGTTGTTCCCCAAGTAGAACTAGCGTTAGCGTAATCAGCACTTGTATTTCCTGTTGCGTGTGATAACCACCAGATATATTGGGATTGATTATTAACTACATTTTTGTAGTAACTAGAATTTCCACTATCGTCTTTTCCGTCTGAAGCTTTTGAAACAAAAGCAAATTTTTCTAAAACTTCACCTTGTGTTCCTGTGAAAGAACCATCTTCGTCAATTACGATAATGTGTATTTCGTCATTAGCACCACCAGCATTTGATGTAAATGTTGATGTGCCTGGTGTTGAATCGAAGTTAGATGCATATGCCCATCCAGAGAATGTATTTGCATCTGCCATAGAAACTTTTAAACTATTACCTAAAGCACCTGGCCACTTAGCTGCCCATTCTCCGTCTGCTACTGTACCACTTGAATGATTACTATCATAATCATCTTCGTTAGCAATATGGATACCTGAACCACCTGTGTTTGAAGTTGCATTTAGTGTTGAAGTTAAATTTGCAGCCCTAACTACTTTTAATGTATTTGAATATGCAAGAAAGTTCGCAGCTGAGAACCAGTATTCATAGTTTGATGTTGTTGGCTTGTGAAATCTCTCCACAAGTTGAACTTCATCAGATATAGTAATTACTTCACCGACTGGACCCCAAGAGAACACACCTGCAAAACCACCTATTGAAGTGGCGACTGAAGGCACAATAGTAGTGAGGTCAATCTCACTTGTATTTACGCCTGGTGATAACTGAAATGCCATGGATTTCTCCTTTTAAATTAAGAGGTCAAATTAAATATAATTTTTCTTTATTGTCTATTTATTAATTTATAAAATTGAAGAATAACCGTCTTTTGACCATAAATCTCTGCCATCATTGTCAATTTCTTCTGTTCTACCATCATCTATTATGCCGACTGGTGTTAATTCTTCATCTGTTAACATATTTTCTTGAGCTAAAAGTATCTTTCTTATATCAACATTTGTTTCATCTTTAAAGTAACTTTGAGCTGTCAACCAACCAAATAAGACTAATCCCATCACTAAATCGTCATTATTTCCTTCTTCTGCTTCATAACTATCTCTAACTCTAACAAATGTATTTAATTCTGCGATTGTATCAAAATCATTTACAACTAATTTATCACTTTCAATTAGAGTTTTTAAGTTAGCACAACCAATTTTTTTCACAGATTTAGTTGTTTTTATACCAAAGTGGGAGTTTCTTTTGTAGCCACCAGAGATTCTTTGACCTTTAATTCTATGGTGGTCTAATTTATAGATATTTTCATATTCTAACTCGTAATGTAAAATATCTACACATTGTTGTCCAATATTATTAGTTTCAATTAAAACATGAGCTGTATTATATCTTGTTGCTAATGAAAATATAACAGTAGGAAAAAATAATAAAGGCAACTTATTATTTCTATATTTTGCTACTTGTTTGTATGGTGTTTGTGTTGCATCTATAATATTAATTGTTGAATAATCTTGTCCAACTCCTTCTGAACAATCAACAGTAGCGACATATACATGACCTTTTTTAGGCTCTTCATATATGTCTAAAAATTCTTCTTGTTTTACTGGATTAAAAAATGCAAGATTTCTTAATTTAACACCACTTACTAATGTGGCTGATGAACCTATAAATTCTGTTTCAAACTCTTGTCTGAATTGTTCTTCAGAAGTATTTCGTATTGTTTCTTCTTTCCATTTGTCATCTCTACCTGGTACCATAGACCAGTGGACTTCAATAGGAGTATATGTTGACCTTTTTTCAATAGCATCAGTCCACATTTTATAGAATTGATTTAGTCCATTTGGTGTAGAAACAATAATTACTTTTGTTGTTTTACCAGATGAGATAACAGGATATGTTGATGTAAAGAAGTCTTGTGCCATATTGTGTGGTACAAATGCAAACTCATCTAAAAATACCATGTTGTATGTTCCACCTCTGATACCTGAAGCTGATGTTGCATATGCATATATTTTAGAACCGTTTTCTAATTCTATATTACCTTTATTCCAAACTACAATACCTTGTTGTAGCCAAAGAGGTAAATATTCATATGCTTTTTGTAATCTTCCTAATATCTCACGAGCAAGAGAACCTTTGTTTGCTAAAATACCAATCGTATAATCTACATTAAATAATACTGCCCATAACATATAACCAACAGTTGTTGTAGTTTTACCAACCTGTCTAGGCATTTTACAAATTGAAAATCTATTATCGTGAAACTTTTGAACCATTTCTTCTTGAAACGGCCACATATCAAATGGAACTAGACCTTTATCAACATGAACAATTTGAACATATTTTTTAATAAAATGAATTGGGTCTTCGGAACATTTTAAAATTTCTTCTACTTGTTCCTCTGTGTAAGATATTTCAATGCCAACTTTTTTCAGTCGGTCATTTCCAAGATAACCTTTGTCCATTTACTTGTTTTTCTTTAGAAACTTTACTAATTCTGTTGTAGAACCTACAAATACAGCTTTATCTACATTAATTTTTTGAGAAGCATTTTCTTTAGGTTCCAAGTCCTTCTCCCTTTTATGTATCTCTAACAAGTCTTTGTTTATTTCAGATAAGTTTTTTATCATATTAGCCGCAACCTCATAAGCTCTTGGTTGCTCTGATTCTTTTGCTACATGAAGTAAGTTTTCAATAGCACTATTGCCTTTATTAATCAGATTTTTTATATTTGTTTTAGCAAAATCAGCATCATCTTCATGTGATGATTTTTCTGTTTGTATAACTTCAGGTAGATTTTCTGGTTCTTCTACTTTGATAATTGGATTGACATTTAGGGCTTCTGATAATTTTTCATTTACTTTCTTCATAATGTATTTGGATATTCTGTTATTGTTTCTGCAAAACCATATTCGTCATCTATATTAGCAGTATTAGGTAGTGGAGTTGTTGTAACAATTAATGCTTTCAATGGTTCTGAATCTAAAGTTGATATTGTAAATGAAGCGTTTGATACATCACCAACTATCTTATCACCTGCTGATAATAGTTTAGTAAGACCATCTGCTACTACAACACCATTTGAATTGTTACTAAAGTATCTAATAACACCTGTAATGTTATTAGCTTCGTTTCTTATTGTTTCACCTTCTAGGAAATAATTTGTTCCGTTTGCATAATCAACTGTAAACTTTTGTGTATCTCTAGTTTGAGTTTCGATATACAAATTAGTATTTGCTTGAGTAATATAATTGGCATTTGTAACTGGTGGCCAAATGTAACCTTTAACAGTAAATTCTAAATCCCAAAATATTAATCTTGTAGACATCATATCACCCTCATAATCAGTAGAATTACTTACTGAATCTAATATGATTGGCATATCATATTTTTGGTCCATTTCAGATATAAAGTTAACTGTTACATTATAATCTGGTGTAAAGAAAGGCAATATTTGTTCAATAATTTGAGCACCATCTTCTGTATTTCTAACATAGATTGACATAGAAAAACTAAAATTATATGGCACAGGAACATATTGTGCCTGCATTGATGTTGAAGATGTATTAGCTGAATAATTTCTTAATGTAGATGGTAATTTTCTACTCGGATCATATGACATAGCAGTCATATCAAATGATATTCTAGGAACAACAGCATTTACAGCTTTAGTTAAATTTGGATCAGATGTTATTCTTGTAATATATTTTTCTTTTGAACCGTATGAAAGAGGAACTTTAAACTTTTCTTTTGTTGTATTGCCGTCTTTTGTTCTTCTTGTAATATAGATATCATTAAAAACTGTACCAAAAGCTACAACAACTTTTCGTATTGTTCTATTGTAAAAATGTTGATTGCCTAACATTATGCATCACCAAACGGGTTAGATTCAGAGAAATCAATAATTGCATCAGCTTCTGTTTCTATTCTCTTATTATCTTGTATATCTTCAAAAGCATCATTCATAAATGCGTCATCATCTTGACCATCTGAATTTGTTGTTGCATATGCACCACTTGTATTTCCTATTGTATTAGATGATGCTGAGAATGTGCCTTGAACTCTGATAATATCAACAGTATTAGCTGTACTTCTCCAATCATGGACAACTGCTTGTGCAGAAGCATTTGCTAATGTGCCGTCTGTTGATTGAAAAATAATTTCATCATTAGCAAATGTTCCTGAATATGTAGAAAATATTAATTGACTTCTTGGATATAAATCTCTAATGTTATCATCTATTTCTGCTACACCTGTATCAATAACTTCATTAGAGAATACAAATTTCTTAAGTTTTAATGCATACAAATAAACATTAGCATCTCTACCACGACCTAATGTATACATCATAGCTTGATTATCTTCATGTTCTACAAAAGTTATTTCAAAAAAACCGTTAACTAAAGGAACAAAAATTAAATCGCCTTCTCTTGGTCTTTTTACTGTAGCTGTTCCTACTGAATATTGAAATCTTCTGCGAGAAACTAAAAGACTTATTTCATCTTTGACTTCTAAACCAAATTTAGATATAAAGTCACCTTCGCCATCCATACCAGTAACATTTTCCAAATACATTTCTATATTGTGGGCTGAAGTATAAGTTTTGAGTGTATCTTCACCGAATAGATAGTCTACTGAATCTCTACTTGTTCTTGGCATATAAAGAACATCCATGCCATGAATCTGCATTGATTCAATAACTAAATCTTCAACAAGTAACTGTTCAGATGTTACTTGACTAGATGGAAAATTATTAAAGTAGAAGTTTGTAGGCATTCATCTTTCCTTATCCCATGAACATGTCACTTGGTAGAACATTGAACGATTGCATTTCTTCTTCAATTTTATCAATTTGAGCTTTAGCTTCTTCCATTATTCTAACACCATCAAAAGTAACACCACCTGGCATCTGTATACCAGCAAATTTAGAAAGATTAGAACCCCATTGGTATTTTATTTTTGCTGTTGCATATTCTTTTAAAAATCTATCATTCCACACATCAGAATAACCTGCTTGTGTCATGGTCACATTAGCAATATTGGCTGATAAATCTCCAACAATTTGTATTTCTGTTGGTGAATTTATTTTTTTAATTTGAACATCTTGACCATCAGACAATGTAATAAAATCATTTTCTAAAACTTGTTGGTCAAAAGTGGTTGAATATCCTGTTAAAACATTTGAATCAGTATTACCTGATAATGTTCCAGTTAAAGATATTGTATCAGGATTTAATTTACGATAACACTCAACGATTACATATTCATTAGCTTCGACATCTCTAGTCCAATCAATATCTAACATTAATTTATTTTGGTGTTTATTAAATCTAAATTGTGGTGTTCCAGAAAATAAAAGTTGTAATGTTCGTATATGTTGCATAGTTATTTCATACGATACATAAGAAACTGATGTGAAATCATAAAGGTCATGTAACCTTAATTGATATCTTAAATCAAACATATTGATTGATGAATTAGAATCATCAAAAGGCATAACACCTGTTACATACAAGACAGCATCAGGAGCATAAATCCATCTTCTGTTTATGTCTGCTTGTGTAATCTTATGTTTTAAATAGATTTTTTCGACACCGTCAAAGTGGTAT